TTTTAGTATTGATGTAAGCCGTTGGGATAAACATGTTTCACGAGAAGTTCTTGAGATCGAACACTCGGTTTATAAACGTGCTTTTCCGGGCGATCCTCTGTTGCAGAGGATGTTGGATTATCAACTTCTTAATCGTTGTAGCACACGTGACGGCGTACGCTATTTAGCGAACGGGCGTCGCATGAGCGGAGACTTGAACACCGGTCTCGGTAATTGTGTATTGATGGTTCTGATGGTGCATGCCATCATGCGACTGCTAAAGATACCATTTGAGATTTACGATGACGGTGATGATTGCCTACTGTTCGTCCCTAGGGAGTGCGCGGCGCTCTTAAGACGAAGTATCAGTGACGCGTTTCTGGAGTTTGGCCAGGAGATCAAACTAGAGAATGAAGCCGTCGTTCCGGAACAGGTCGTGTTTTGTCAATCCAAAATGATTAACACCATGGTTGGATGGAAGATGATACGTAATTGGCGTAAGGTTATGTCGCACGGGGCCACTGGCATTAAGCATTGGAATAACATTAAACTTGTTAAGCCGATGCTCACTGCTGTCGGTTCGTGTGAGCTTGCGCTTAACCGCGGGGTACCAATCCTGCAGGCGTATGCATTGGCATTACGGCGACTAGGTGAAGGACAGCGGCCTAAAGTGCTGGACGTGCGTGCTGGGCTTATGATTCGGACCCGGTATGAGCTGCGTGTTAGTCATGATAGTTTAGAAGCTGTCGTGTATGGTGCGCGCCCGCTCCCGATATCCGATGATGCTCGACGCATGTTCGCCGAAGTTTGGGGAACACCTGTTTGGGAACAGCTCTCTATTGAGCAATACCTGAGCACTTGGTACCCTGACCTCGGGCACTATCTGGTTTCCTCTAATGACGTCGACTCTAAGTGGCGCGAAATTGGTGATGTGAACAATTTTCTTCGTGATGTATATTAGTGTAATGGTCCACAAAATTATAAAATGTTGCTAGGCGTGGCGTCTAGGAAACATGCAAACATCGGTAAGGCAATTGCCCTTGCCACGTCGAGGTGTAGATTGCTAGCGATTGGGGTTTTGGTAAGATACCTTGCCCTGGCCGCGAACAGCTACTTGGATGGGAACACAATGCCCTCGTCAAGCGTCTGGATGAACCTTATGGAGAACGGCGCTAGCGGTATGTGGCTCGAAGTGAGAGACCTAACTCGAATGGACGATGAGCTCAATAGCCCCGCGCAGGCCAAAGCGTGAGGGGTGCGGAAAAAGCGTGTGTTTCTGTAAAACGGATTTGTACCCGTCGACAATGCTACTTGCTGAAACAACTACCCAAACAAATTGGACCTCTTTGGTAAAAATGTCTTGTTCACACAGTGGATGGTGGGGAGTAGAGAGTAGGGTGGGACGCACACAATAAATAGGAAAGGAAGTAATGCCCCTTTCCGGGTCAGTGTGCGTTCGTATATTTTCAAATATCTC